TACAGTTAATTCTTCTCCTGTTGCAAAAGTTCCTGATGTTTGACCAAGAGTAACTATTCCAACATTTCCAGTTTGGTGATAAGGTCTAATAAATCCAGAAGCATTTGAATTTTTACCTTTAATAAAAGATCCCTCTGGAATATTTAAATTATCAATTTGAGTATTTAATAATAATGTTGAAAAAGTTTGCACATCAAATAATCTTAGATCCCATCTTGTGGTGGTACCAGAATATGCAGAATCCTCTAAATTAAAACCATAAACTCTTGCACTACCAATTAAATCACCTGTGCCATTAAAATTATTAAACAATTTAACCACTGATCCTTGTTTTGGCACACCTCTAACATTGTTCACTTTGAGGACATTACCCATATTAAAATCTATACTAGCTTCACTTTTTATTCCTACATCTCTTGGTTTTTCTACGTCTAAAATATTTGTTCCCTGTTTGTTTATCCTAAATCCTCTAACGTAAGAAAGACCTGGTGATATTTTTACGCTCATTAAATCCTTAGAAGGTGTATTTCCACTTTGTGTGGTATCACCCTCAAAATATAAACCATTATTACCTAAATTATTATTTAAAGAATTATGTACTGTTACTTTAAATGGTTTCACAGAATAATTTCCAGACTCTTCAAATGTTCGATCTGCAAGTACCTTTCCTAATTCATTTAAAACACTAGTCTCATCAATTTTTTTTATTTTTCCATTTTCTACCTGTAAAACTTCAAGAAAATCTGTATCACTTTTATCAGTTAATGCTTTTTTTATTAGTGTTAAGGTAATTTTTAACCTATCCGCACCTGGTGCAGCAAAATTAGTAAATCCAGATGCATTATCATAAAGTGAGGAATCATCTTTTGCATCGACTATAGTTTCATTTATTTGTAAACCTATTCTGTATGATGGTTTATTGGTAAAATAATCTAATATAATGGTTTGTTGTAAAACGTCAACAAAATAACCACGTATAAAATATACACCCTTTTCAATACTTGCAATTGATCCAAAAGATGTTGAATCACTAGAAATTAAAGATACAAAAGGAGTATTAGCGTTTATTGTTGTGTTACCATAAATTATATTTTCAGAACATATTAACGATTCTCCATCAATAAATGTTGTTATCGATTCATCTCCAAAGTTAAAAGGTGTAATATAAAGAATGATATCATCTACAGGATCTGTTGATGGTTTTGCTATAAATTTTATTTCTCCACCTATTTTTGATTCTTGACCTGTTACTTTTTTGCCTAAAAAATTATCAATATAAACTGATACATCAACTCCCAAATTAGATGGATTAACTTTAAGTGCAAGAATATTATCTTCGAAAGAAGGATCACCAGGAATAACTTTAGATCCATCTTTAAATACATAAGTACCAAATTTTTGAATTTGGTTTTGAATTATTGACTGTGAAGTTGTAAGTTCTCTAGCTTGTACCGGATAACCAGGTTTGTATAAAACTTTATAAAAATCTTTACTCCTATCAAAATCATCATAGTATGGACTTACATTTAAATTTGTTTTTTGTGTCATTTTTCTTAGAATTCAAGGATAATTTTGATGTCCTCTTTTTGTCTGGAGTTTCTTTCAACCAATTCTCTGTTGTCTATGTAAATAATGTCTCCTGTTTTTTTATTTATCTCCGATTCAGCAATGCCCCCCTCAAATGTCACACCTAAATTTATTACTTTATTATTAATGGTTGTTAAAATACCACTAAATCCAGTATCAACTGATTTTGTAAATGATAAATCAGGATCTGTTGTATCAGATATTATTGAATTAGATGAACTTTGGAAAGAAAGTATTTGAGATTGTACAGACACATTTATATTATCAGTTTGATCATTACCATTTACAAAGAATAATGATCTATCTTGAAAATATTTTAACACTTTTGTTTCTTTATCATAAGAAGCAATATAACCTCTAGCCACACCATCAGTAACTGTTTGAGTGATACCAACACCAACTAAGGATTTGTTTATACCAATATCTTCAGATAGTTTTATTGATTTGAGTGAAGAAAATTGATTGGATGTAAATGTAACACTAGATCCTACTTGACTTGGATTTTTTATTATTCCAACTTGTGCAAATTTAGTATCAGTAGGAAAATCTTTCGATGTATCATCAAATCTAGCATAAACTAATACTTTATCAGAACCGAGTTCATCATATATGTTAAACCCATGTCCCTTTGATGGTGGAATAATTGGTATTAATTTAGCAGCGTCTGTTGGAGATAAATTACCACTAGGATTAATTAATGCTGTTCCTAAATCTACAACTCCAAACGTATATCCTGAACCTCCAGATGTAACCTTAGTAGATGATATTTTTCCATTTGAATCGACGACAACCTGAACTTTTCCTCCAGACCCATCACCTAATATCTTCATTTCATATGTTCCTGTTTGATATACCGCCTGACTAGAACTACCAGAATCTTCTACATATACCTTTTTGATTTGATTAAAGTTAACACTAGAGTCTCCAGCTTCTCTTATACTTTGAATTTGAGAATCTGTTGATGTTTCCCAATCATTAGGTAAAATAACATACTCTGTTGAATCAAATTTAATAATATCAGATGGTTGAGTTGTAAAAAGATATTTCCATACATATCCATCACCACTTATTCCTGCAGCTGTTGGTTCTAAATCAGTAAATTTTGGTTCATCCTCTGATATGTTACCTTTAGTATTAGTTCCACTTGATCCATTATCAATACAAATATAAACTCTAAAATCACTATTGATAACAAAATAATTAGTATCAAACAAATTACCTGTATTTCCATTAGGAGCAGGATTTACTATAACTTGATAATCATGTCTATACATGTCATATCTATTATTAGCTACCCAATTATGTCTTTTTACTACCCTTCTAATGTTAGCGCTATTAACTTTTTTACCAAACATCATAGTATCACGATAATGTGATCTATATTGAAGATTATCAATTGGAGAAGGTGTATTAGTATTCCAGTCTGATGTTCTACCGAACCCAACTATACTTGATGAAAAAGGTATAAATCCGGATGGATTAGAGAGTCCTAAAAATACGTAATAAGAATTATCTCCTGTTAATACTGAATTAACAAAATTATTAGCATTTAATATTCTAAACTGATCTGTTACAATTGCTGGCATATTAACTGTTTTTTAGATATTTATACATATTCTTTTAACTTACACCTGGAGTTTTTAATGCACCAGTTTTTCTAAGTGTTTCTTCACCACTATTTCTGATGATTATTGGGAATGTAGTTAACCCTACATCAACAGTTAAACCTGTAACACCAATTGATATAGGACTTGATGATCTTGTTAAATTACTCATCTTTCCAAGAGAGAATTTACCAACTGGAAGATCAGGAGTGCTTATGGTAGTTCCGATGCCGACACTATTTGAATCAATAGTACAAGTTATAATACCAGTTACGGTATTACCTCCTCCAACCACTCCTAACGTTGTTATTCCTGCGATGATATAAACATTATCAACAAAAGATGTACCTATTCCTACAACATTTGTATCAACACCATCAGTTGATGTAACTCCATTACCAACAGTCGTATCATATACGAAAATTGGGTCTCCGATTTGAAGTGGAACCAAACCTTCGGTGTTTATACCTGTAAATTCAATTGATAATTTAGAATTAAATGTTGTAGTTGTAATTCCTGTTATAATCCCTGAGGTAGATAAAATTGATATGTTGCTTCCGGCTATTCTCTCCTCCACGACATCTTGTCTGGGGATTAATACACTTGGTGGATTTGAAGAAGTATATCCTATACCACCACTAACAATTGAAGTTACTGATATGGTTCCACCAGCCCCTATAGTCGCAGTTGCTGTTGCTGTTGGATTTGCAGTTGTTCCGATACCTGTTGTTGGGATACCTATTGATATAGAAGTCGTTGCTCCAATATATCCAGATCCTCCATTTATAATATTTAAAGATGTAATTGTACCTGCTGATGAAACATTTGCACTTAATGATGCTGGAACTGGATCTGGAGCTCCAGAAATTAATCTAAAAGAGAAATTAGGACTAGCATCATCTTCATAATTAAACAAAGAAACATCATCAAAAAATAATTGTTGATCCGTGGTGGATACTTTTCCGATTACTTTAGCTGTTGGGAATATGTATGTTTCAATTAAATTTCTTGTTTTTGGTATTTTAATACCATTAACTTCCAAATCTGTTTTTTGTTTGAATAGATTTACAGGTTTAAATATGTTTTCATTAACTCCTTCTCCATAGTAAATATTAGTTTCTAATTCATCAGAATCTCTAATAGATGTAAATCTTCTTTTTGTTTGTGATATTGTTGTATCATCAGATGGATTTTTTAGTAATTGCAACTCATCACCGACTTCAATAGGAGAAGTTTCTGCATCAACAACAATAGAATCAACACCAGTAGTTCCTTTATAAAAATATATTTGAATATTATCTTGTACTTCAGGAGGATCGATGAATATTATTGATGTTCCACCTTTGAAATTATATGTTGTCGATGGATCTTGTACAACACCATTTCTCATTACTAATAAAACGTTTGCAAGATCAGTTGTATAATTTGTACCTTCTTCTATACTTATTAAACTATTATTATATTTTAATGGAAATCTCACTCTTTCTCCATTCTGTAATTGTTTTATAGAATCAATAAAGTCTAATTCACCAAATTGCCAAAGTGTGAAATCATCTTGAAATACTTTGGTAACTTCTAACTCAAAGTTTTTAACCGGTTGTGCGTAACTAGAATCAGTTACCAAACCAACAACAGTGAATTTATCTCCAATCTTAAATGCATTTCCATTTCCTTTTAATTTGAAATTTTTAACCTCAAATAATGTTGATCCTATACCTACATTGGTAGAAACTGGTCCTACATTTAAAGTAACCTTCAAATTACTTCCAGTTTCAGTTGTAGGACCAATACCTAATCTAGATAAACCTGTTATTGGTAAATTCTCATAACTTGGAGAAGATACAAATATTTTTGGATTCTTATAGTCTGTGCCACCTGCACCAATACTGAAAGATAATGATCCTCCAGCATCAATACTTGAAACACTAATATCTGCACCAGAACCTACATTAGTTCCAACATTAGCACTGAAAATATTATCAGTTACCTTTGTTATTGCGGTTGATATACCACCACCTAATGGATCAGTTGATCTGGGATATGAATGCTCTGTGAAGTAATTATCTTTAGAGCATGTATATGTTAAAGAATAATCATCTATTGTAATTAGATCATTTGTGGACATTCCATGATTATTAACAGTAAATGTAATAATTCCAGATTTAGGATCATAATCTGCAGATGTAGGTGTTAGTTGAGCTGCATCACTGTTTCTATTAATAGCACCAGTGTTTGCAGATATAAATCTATGAATATAACCAGGATCAAAAACTGTGACTCCAATACCACCAATTCCATTATATCCTGATCCAAAAGTAAGATCTCCATAGAATGGTAATATTTCACCTCCACCATTATATAAATGAGAAGTAGATCTTTGACCAATATTTACACCAATTATATTAGTAGCAGCAACAGAAACAACTGGGAAAGTTCCTCCAATCGATAGACCTCCACTAAATGGTACATTTATCAATTGAACTTCATCTTGACTTTGATCACCAAATGCCCAATCAGGATCTGTTTGAGTTGTTATTGTTAAAATACCAGTTGTATTGTTATAAAAAGCTGTGACAATACCCAATGATGCTCCAGTCGTAGCTACTCCAACCACTCCGGTTATAGTTCCATTTGAATCAAATTTTGCTTTTAGATTAGCACCCTTTAATGGAGCAAATCCTAAACCAGGTGTAGATCCTAAAGAGACAATAACCCCTCCTCTGGGAAGTTGATTTTGGTTAACATCCTCATCACTTATTACAATATTATTACTCTCAATCAATCCTGTAAATTTAACTGTTGATACACCAGCTGCAGCATCTTCAACTATTTCAAAATTTCCATCTGCATTATTAAATGTGGTTGGAGTTTGAAATACTCCATTTAATAAAAGTAATCCATTTCCTGTTGTACCCACACCAACAGTATCAGCTGCTCCCACTTTAAGAGTAAAGGATGAATCAATACCAGTGAATTGATCGGATACGTCATCAAAGATAACATTAGTATCATAACTATTTCTTAAATAAACTCTACCTGTAAAGGTTGATCTTGGAAAAGGTAAATTACTTGCAAGGGTTGTTCCTTGAGGATTTCCTCTAGGTGGTTCAGTAAAATGAATTTTTTCTTTAACAATATCAAACGATCCTTTAAAAAGATTTACATTAGTTGGTTGTGAGTGAGTGGTTGCTTTTGATCCCAAAAATCCACGACCCACTTGAACTAATGGGAATGTTCCAATACCAGGTGTTATTGGTCCGGCAAATGTTGTTCCAATACCAACATTAGTGACCTCCATAAATTCATCATTTATTTTTAATATATCTGTAACTTGAATAGAAGAAATACCACTCAAACTAAATATTGAACTTGAAGCACTCAAAGGTTGATTATTATTTTCTAAAATA